TAGGCTCTTTACGTTGCCTCTGAGGGCTAGAACTGGCGCGCCATTATAGTCGTTTGTATCAGCGAAGTTCGATAATAATGTTTCCAGTCTGTTGATTGCGTTTTTCACGTCGTGCCACTCAGGCTTTTGCTGTGAATAATATATAACAGGTATTTTCCCTATAATCTTTGCGTTTGTGTTTTGCTGTATGTCCCAATCGCTTCTGCCGGATTCTTTTTTTGCGTAGATGGTTTGGTCTTTCATGTAAACATCAAAGTGACTTACGTCTGAGCTGCCTTCGCTCGTTGTGTATTCTCTACCAAAGGCGACCATATCGCCAAACTCATCAAAAACCGGAAACAAATTGTCGCCGTTTGATCTGGATAATATTTTAACCCGTAAATTAAACCTCACGCCATCCATTGCCGTATCGGCCCAAAAATCGGCGTCTTTTTCTTCTAAATACCAAAGTTCCGCCGCTTCGGTTTCGGTCATCATTATTTTTGCAATTCTCTTTGATAGGTAATCTAGTTTGTTTTTTGACCAGACAAGATGGATGCTCTTTAAAAGGTTTTCATCGACCGTTCCGCGTGAGGTTGCTTTTATCTTTATTGGTTTCCCCACGAGAAACGCCGCCGCCCTGTTAACTATAATTTTCTGAAAGTTTAATGGAATTCTGTTTACTCTTATTGTAGAATCCTGCTCTGTTTCGATTCCGTTTGCGTCGATCAATTTCTTTTTCACCTGCTTATTAGGTCTCAAAACATGGTTCATCACATCGTGATTGTCTGGCTCTATCTCTTTTAACGAAGCGTCTGCGTTGTACTTATGAGTTCGTTTTGACTTTATAAAAGCCACGGCCTCATTAAAGTCTTTTTTTATTATTTCGTTTATATAGTCCATTTTGCTTTTGTAAGTAAAGGGCCGGGACTAGCCCAGCCCTTTTTTAATTAAGATAAAACCCGCCTAACAGAGCTGACTATTCCTTTTATCTCGTCAGCCGTGATTTTGTTATCCGTTATTGCCATGTTCAACTCAGAAACCAGCGCCTTGACGTCCTCAATCTTTGTATTAGCGACGCCCAGTTTTGTTGATAGCGTATTCAGATTGAATCCGAAAAACGCGCCCACGACGGCTAGTATCGCGTTCAACACAACGCTAACAGTCATTTCTATAGAGTTTCCAGCCTCCGGCTCGACCTCTTGTGCAATAACAGGCACAGCGATAAACCATGCCAGCGCAATCATAAACAACAATTTTTTCATAGATTTTTTTTTAAAGGTTTATAAAGCTGCAATTAATGAAATAATCCTGACAAAGTACGTACATCCTTGTCTGTTGTTTTTGTAGGGTAAAACGTTAAGCTTAAAGAATCCGCTTTGTCCGGCGATCTGCCTATTTTCTTTTTTATCTTGTCTTTCGATTCAATCTGAATCCGGCCCCTGCTATCAAAAACGTAATTAGTTGAACTGAGTTCTTCCATCAGCTCGTCGTCTTCCGGCAACATGGCTTTATTGTTAAATTGCGGATTAAGCCAATCACGTAATGACCAATAAGCCTGTGCTCGCATGTTCACAAACTCGTGTTGCCCCGTTTCGTCCTTAGCTGTCGGCATGTTAGAAGCCTTGCATGAAAACGCGTTATTAACACGTTGTTCTTCTAATCTCGAATAAACGCCGGCCCCTTCGCCTATCGTGTCTAAATGTGCTTTGTTTTCTTTTTCTTTTAAAAGGTTCAAAACGCGTCCTGCAATTTCCATGTGTTGAAATTTACCCTGACTAAATATTTGATCAAAACCTTTTACGAAATTATCCCTACGCTCGCAAATCACCGTTGTATCTCGCCCCATCCCTGCTATATCAACGCCATAAATAGCCGGGGTGGATATAGGTTCCCCGCGCATAAGCCATTCCCTATGCCTTTTGTTTGCTTGCTCGATCCACTCTGTCGGAACTATTGCGGATGAATCAGTTTCTGGAAACATCGCCAAAACTTTTACGCGGAAAATATCATTTGGGTGATAATATTTGCCTTCAAATTCAAAATCTCCTGACGCCTCAATCACTGATTTTTTTTCGATAGGCGTACACCAATGGTTCACCTTATCTTTTATCCATTCGTAATCAACTTGACCCGGGATTATTATCTTTTTTTCTAAAACATTCGTGGCATTCAGTGAATTAAGCGCGAACTTCTTAAACCGCGTCGAGTTCTGAGACTGATAGGCATATCCAGATCGCCTGTTTGGATTGAATATTAATAGCAATCTTGAGTTGCCCTGTAAGTTGCCCTCTATACCTTCATATATCGTCTCAGCAATACCCGAAGCCTCCGTAACGACAAACATGACGTTTGAAGCGTGAAAGCCCGTCCATGCCTCTGTGTTGTGCTCGTCGGCCTTGAATCCCGTTAAGAACCATTCCGAGTACGGCGTTCTTATGTCGTAACCAACTAATCGACCCGGAAGCCACCCTTTAGACCTTCTGAATAATCGCGAAATTTCCGGATACATTATATTTCTAATCTGGCGATCTGTAGGCGCTGTAAGCGCTACTTTCGTGTTGTGCTTTAGTTCCCATTCTTTTACTCCAGCCTCGTCCGTCCTGACGTGTTTAAAGACGGGAGTTAGGTACATAAAGCACATAGCTGCCACCGCGCCAACAAAGTCTTTGCCCCGAGATGTGCCAGATCGAACCGATACCATTTTTTCGGTCTGGACGGCTTTTAGTATCGCTTTTTGATCAGCGTCTAAGTTTACCTTTAAAACCTCTTTAGCGAACAAATTCCAGTCGTTTTTAAACTCTTGTATTTGTTTTGCGCCACTCTCATTCATTATATATTTCTCCGTTTACAATGTGAAATTGCCTAACATTAATTCATAAGCCTGTATGTTTGTTTCCATTTTTTGTTTATTTAAACATGTTTTCCTGTGCCAATATATTTTTAAATCTTCTTTCGCTTTCTGTGAAATAGACCTCATCCCTCTCGAACCCTGTAAAGTTTAACCCTGCTTTATGAGCAGCTATTCGACTACTTCCGCTCCCTAGATGTGTATCTAAGATTAATTCCCCCGGCCTTGAGTATTTGTTAAATATCCAGTCGTACAATCTTATTGGTTTTTGCGTCGGATGAATCCTTTTGGATGGTAGATGGTCGTTTGCGGGAATGTCTTTAATCTCACCAAAAAACAACCTTCCTTGCGATACACCCGAACCCTTGAAGTTCGGGCTTACCCAAGCCAACTCGGCCTCGCTAAAACACCTACCTATTAAATCTTTGCCTTTAATCCAGACAATGTAGTTTTTGCTTAAAGGCAGTTTGAAATAATTCATGCCAAAAATTATTTGACGTTTCGATACCCTTGTTAATTCGGCGAAATAATCGTCCCCAGGGATTACATCCCATCCCTTTACTTTGTTTCTAAATAGTCTTCTTGCTTGCTTACCTTGTCCTTTTTCCGCGTCGATCCCATAGGGTGGATCGACTACTGCTAAATCAAAGTGATCATCTTTGAATTCCTTCATCCCTTCTAAACAGTCAGCCTGAAAAACTATAGATTCTGTGTTAACCTCAAACGGTAGCCCAAATTCTTTTATGTCGCTTTTGATCATGCTTTTCTCTACGTTCATTTATTTGCTATTCAATAGTAATACAGGTCTCTAACGCGTCAATGTATTGTATACAAAAGTTTTAGCAAATATGTAAACATACCCAAGGAAACGGAAATGCAAATAGTTAGAGATGCCCTTGTGAACTACCCACCCACGCCAGAGGCGATGGGTTGGGCTTCGGAGGTCATAGACTCACCTAATGGTAACGCCTTACTCCGTTTTTGTTTTAGTTGCGAATCAGTCCCTGATACACAACATATCATTTTCCACCCTTTATGATGGGTTCTTTCATTTCTACAAAGTAGTGCTAAACACTTTGGGTCTAAGTTAAATTCTTTTCTTAATTCATATTTAGTGCAAATTTTAATTCCTAATTCTTTGTGTTCAAATTGGTAAATGTTCGTGTCGTATTGTGGGTGATTTTTACCACTTAACTTTCCTTTTAATGATTTGCTTATTTGTTCCTTGCTTTCCTTTTTGTGTTTTTGACCGTATCTTGGAGATAATTTACCTACATTTCCGAAATTTGGATGTCCTTCGCCTGAAATACTCTTAGCAAATTCAGGTCTTTTCTTTCCAAATAACGGATGATTTTCACCACTATTTGCACCATCCCCACCAATAGATGAATTATAGCCAATGCCTTTTTTAGTTGCTTTAAATTCTTTAATTAGTTCAATTTCTTTATTTGTAAGTATTTCAATATTATCACACTCAAACAAAACAACAAAATCAAAATTATCAAAGCCATACTTTTGAATAGCTTTATGAAAAGTCATAGAACCATTTTTAGAGTGTCTTTTATGTTCCGACATTCTTTGCTGTAAGCTATTCGTAGTCTTACCTATGTAAAACTTACCATTAATTCTATTTGTTGCTTTATAGATTATCATAATTTTATTTTCACAAAGATACTAAAAAAGTGAACAAAAACCTAATGAGACTTTTGTTTTTTATCCGAGTTAGTTCCTAAACCAGATAGTATTTTTAAACCTTGTTTTTTAATGTTTATGCTTGCGTTAAAATCTCTGTCGTGTACAGTATTACAGCTTTTACAAGTCCATTCTCTATCTTTTAGAGTTAGGTCTTGATTGATGTAATTACAAACATTACAAGTCTTGCTACTTGGAAAAAATCTGTCAATCTTAACAACTGTCTTGTCGTTCCAATTAGCTTTGTATTCAAGCATAGAGTAAAAAGCACCCAACGAAACATCAGAAAATGCTTGTGCTAACTTATGATTCTTCATCATATTTTTCACAGCCAAATCTTCAATACAAATTACATCGTGGTTTTTGATGATTTCTGTACTGACTTTATGCAAATAGTCTTTTCTGATATTGGTTACTTTTTCGTGTACTGTTGCAAGTTTCGATTTTTGTTTTAATCTGGAATTGCTTCCTTTTACTTTTTTAGAAAGTTGTCTTTGTTCGTATTTAAGTTTCTTTAATTTGGTTTTAAGTGATTTAATATTTTCATAGCTACTTCCATCTGAAAGTATGGCAAGTTCTTTAATACCAGTATCTACCCCAACTGACTTATTAGTTTTCTCAAATGGTTTATGTTCTACTTCACAAGTAATAGACACGTAATATTTACCAGTTGTTGATTTAGATATAGTAGCAAACAATGGGCTACCTTCCATCTTTCTATGAAGATTCAACTTAATCCCTTCTTTAAATTTAGGAATCACAAGTTTACTTTCTTCAACTAATACATTTTGTGGTACTTTAAAACTTTGTCTATCGTACTTTGACTTGAATCTTGGAAACTTATTTTGCTTGTTGAAAAAGTTCTTATATGCAATATCTAAATTTCTTATAGATGCTTGTAACGATTGGCTATTCACTTCTTTTAACCACACAAACTCTTCATCTTTTTTCAATTCAGTTAGAGTTCTTGCATTATCGTAATAGTTAAGTGAAGTCTTCTCATTCAAATACTTTTCTTTACGTTCATTCAAGAAACGATTAAACACAAATCTACAATGCCCAAAATGTTTACTCAACAAGGATTCTTGTTCCTTAGTTGGGTAAATTCGATACTTATATGACTTGTGTATTAACTTCATTCTATTATTAAATAGTCTAAACTTTTGTAAAAGTACAATTATTTTTACAAATACGCAAATTTTTTGTAAATATTTCCATTCATTTTGAGAAACATTCACAAAAAAATTGCTTCATTATGTCTAAAAAATCACAGTACATCTCAACAAATCGTTCTAAACATTACTTAAAATGTCATTTAATATTAGTTACTAAGTACCGTAGAAATATCTTAGTAGGTCAGTTAAATGATGATTTAAAATCTATATTTAGTTCCATAGCAGATAATTCAGATTTTGAAATAGAAGTTATGGAAAGTGATATTAACCATATTCATTTTCTCATTAGGTATATACCACGTTTATCCATTTCACAATTAGTTCGTAGGCTAAAACAAGAATCTACACGTCAAATTTGGTTACTACATCATTCTACACTTCGTCAATATTATTGGTATCGTAAAATCTTATGGTCAGATGGGTTCTTCGTTTGTTCAATAGGTGAAGCGTCACCTGATACAATTCGTGAGTATATTCTCAATCAGGGTTAGTCGCTTACATCCCACCCACATTCTGATGGGTGGGTTTTACGCTCCTTTTTATAAAAAACAGAATAGCCTCTTTTGCTTTTGAAATGATCCGATCCCGTGACCGGATCAAAGGTTTTCATGATTTCTTTTTTTCAATTCAGTAAATGAGATTCCAAAATCTTGCTTTATCATTTCTTTTACTTTTTTCGACGCTTCTTGCTTTGTCATTTTTTTTGTCATTTTCTTTGTTTTTTTATTTGGTCTCTCAAAGGTAACGCATACATTACTCATGCGCAAACGTTTTTGGTTATTTTTTTTCAATTTCGTTATAAATATATAGTATAGCCTTAGCCCATGTGGTCGGCTTGCGTCCGGAGCTCAGCATGTTCTTAGCGTTTCCATACGTAATGCCGAGGGCGTCAGCAAGCTTTTGCCGGCCTCCGGTTTTTTCTATTATCTCGTTTATTTTCTCTTGTTCAGTCATTGCTTTTCATTTAAAGGCCTTATTTCTACTTTTAAACCGAGAGGTTTTATAAGCTCATTAAGCCATTTCACCTTGCTTTGAATTGTTCTTAACTTGCTCGCAAAGTTCTTGTACTTGTGTCCGTTATCTTCGCAAAAAAGAGCTTTACTTCCGTAAAGCTCCTTTATTTTTTGTTCTATTATTTCGATCATTTCAGGATTCAGTTTATAATCCTCTCAATTTCTTCAACGTCAAACCCGTCCGCTTCAAAATCTTCATTTTCAATATACTGTAGTGCGAATGCGGCTGGTGCATCTTCAGGTTTTACACCTGTGTGAAATGTGCTTGTAACATAATCATCCCAATGAACCCACGCCCATTGAATCATACTGTCCACTCTCTTAAACGTAGAGTATAGTTGAACGTACTGATTTTGGATTTGTCGATCTTCTACAATTGCTCTTTTAAAAAATTCCGATACCGTTTTCATTTGTTTGTTTTTAAATTTTGCTTGGGATTATTCCCGTTTGTCTTAGACAAAGGTCTGATAAAATTTCCGAACCAACAAACATTTACGGAATTATTTTCAGATTAAACCAAACTCAACTCATAATTCCACTCAACATCCCTCCCCATATCGATCTTCACAAAAGGTAAATAAGAAAGCAATACGAAACGCAAAAACCATAATGTTTATTTCATAAATTGCACTTTTCTAATACCGGGCGAGGGTTTTCCCGTGGTTTGATCTTAAAAAGATTGCACTATTCTAATTTTTCGGCAGACTGGTTATTATTTTCAGTTTAGCCTCCGCTATCTTGATAGCCAGGTCGATCAAAACAATCGTTTCCTGTTTGGCCCTGCGCCGCCTGTGCTTTAGTTCGCTAATCGTTAACAAAAGATTTATTTCGCTATTCACTTGCTTCTTTCAAAAAGTCTAAAAACGACTTGCCTGAGTGCTCAAACTTCTTTGGAGCGTCTATGCCTAGTATCTTACATCGTCTGTCTATACACTGCGCAACGATCTGTAGATACCTAGCTTCGCCGTAATTGTATATCTGTTTTTCTATTACTACGCCTGTGCCTTTGCCTATCTTCCGCCTTGTTGTCTTTTCAATCTTATCTTCGCAAGAGCGTTCCCATGCCTCCCATGCCGTTGACTCGACTTTATCGATCTTTTGAAGCTCTCTGACCTTTGCGTGGTGAATCTGATCTATCCTATCGGATGCCCAGTCAGAGTGTAGTTTCTTGACTTCATTATAAACGGTCGGTATTGTTATCTTATACCCGTTTCCGGCGTTTTCTGCGACTTTCTCAGCTATTCTCCTGTAAGAATAGCCTTGCAAATAATACTTAGTTATAACGCGTATGTCGCGCTCCTTTTCCCCTGAATTCCTGTGCTGACCACGTTTAAACATAATTTTATTTCATTTTTTAATGTAAAAAAGCCCGGGTCATAACTCCGGGCTTTTGTCGGTAATCAATCCTCGTTTAAGGATTCCATAATCTGGTCGTCTTCCAGAATCTTGTTTGCAATATAATTGACTTGACTTGAAAAGTCTTTATATACCGCTGTGTAGTTTTGCGCGTTATTCATCAAGAGGGATAACCTTGCCGGGCTTAGGTCTAGTATCTCGGACAATTTTGTTTGAAGCCCGGATTTGTTTAGCGATAATCCCAGGTATAAAGTGTCTGGTTGGTAAAGTCTTAGAGAAACAGCTACAAACAAAACTCTATCTATTGCTTTTGAGCCTCTTTGTACGTTTTTAGGTTGTGTTTTATTGATCTGGCAAAACCTAAAAAAGATGTAAGGCAATACGTCTAAGTCTTTTATTCTAGCCTTAACTAGCTGGTTTTCTATTATCTGAGCCATTGCCGGGTAGTTATTTACAAAAATCCTGCCTATCCTGTTGGCCCTGTTTATAGATTCTTTATCCATGTTTTCTGCTGTTTTGTTATGTAGCCTTTGCTGGACTTGTGGTAAGTAGTGCCATTTCTTTGAGTAGCGCATCCCATTACAGATAACGCTAAAACCAATACGAGTATTTTCTTTAAATTTTCCACGGGTTCCCCTTTATTTTAGATAGTTCGTTTAGTTTGTTTTTGAAGTGATCGGAGTATATTTTAAGCAAAAAAGCGTCTATTTTGCACAGATTGTGCCTTTTTATATCCAAGCGTTCAATTTCTTCTTTTCCAAACTTTTTTATTATCCATTCTCGCATTACGTCTGGCCGGCCTGAAAAATGCCTGTTACATTGATAGCATTGCGGTGCGCAGTTTGTGAATTCAAAGGCAGTTGATGCATGCTCGCTTAGCTTATGATAGTGTCCACAGTGCATTTTTTGACTGTTTATTTTGTCGTGTTTCCCGCATGTTGAACATTTCGCTACATGATCTGAATCTGAGTGATAAAGAAGAACGTATCGTGAGAAATGTTTCCACGCCGTTGATGTGTATATTTTTTTTGGTTTCACGCTTTTTCTTTTCCGTGTTGCACCCTGATATTGATCCTTTGCTTGATTTCGGCGGATAAGAATTGATTCTTTTCTATTATTCTATTCAGATCAATCATTTTCATGCCTTGCCTTTTTGCCGGGTTTTTCTTTATCAGCTCTCTTTTCGTGTAATGCAATATAGAAAGGTTTTTCCTGATTTCGTTTTTACAGATCAATAAGTTTTCAAACCTGTATTTATCGTTTGTGAACAACTCGCAATATTCTGTTATTCTTTTGTAACAATCCTCGCAAAGTTCGATATTATTAATTAATTCTTTCATTTGCTTATTTGCTTATTTTCACTAAACCTTAAAAGGGTTTTTTGATAATTTACGCTCATACTCTGCTTTTCGCTTAATCTCAGGCTTTACACGTTCCATTTCAGTGAGCCATATAGCCTGTGCCCTAGGCAAGGCGAATATCTCACCTTTTTTGTACGGAAGCCCAAGGACGTGTAAGTCTTTCAATGCGCAGCACAGATTTTTGCCCCCAGGTAACACTGAGTTATTGGACGATGGGATTGCTTCGCGTTCTTCAGTTAGTTTTTGTAGTTTTTCTTTAGTCATGAGTTCTTTGCTTTTTCCTTGTTTTTGAAGATGGTCAAAATTCATTTTAAGATACTTGTTTCGTATTGTCGTGTGTGCCATTTAGATTGAATTTTCGCTACTGTTGAAACTAAAATAACGAACACAATAACAGACGATACTAAAGCAATCGAAAAAGCTATTGAAAATCCTATATTGAAAATAATGCCTCTTTTTGCGACTATCTTTCTGTTTATGTTCATTAGTCTGTGTTTGTTGATGTGAAAATACCTAAACCGATTGATTTAAAAAAGTAAAAAGTGATTTATTTTTTAGTTTTTATCGAACCATGAATTCGTATTAACGAATTCCATTTCTGTTTTTTGGTCTGGATTGAAGTTGTATGGTAAGTAATTCTGAAACTTAGTCAAGTTCCCGATAAACTTTGTTTCAACCTGACCAAGCGACCCTGATCTGTTTTTTTCTATAAGCAGTAAAGCTAATCCTTTCGTAGACTGACCTGAGCTATCTATTTCAATGCCGTAATATTCCGGCCTGTAAAGGAATATGACCATATCGGCATCCTGTTCTATAGAGCCAGACTCGCGCAAGTCACTGAGCTGTGGCCTCTTTTCTCCGCCTCGCGTTTCTACAGCTCTACTTAGTTGTGAAAGCGCGATGATAGGCACATTAAGCTCTTTGGCGAGTTTTTTCATCGATCTGGATATGTAACTTATCTGCTGCTCTCTAGATTGCCCTACACCTTCGGCTAATTGCAGATAATCGAACATTATCATGTCCAAACCGGATTGACTTTTCAGCCTTATGCACTTTGCCCTTAACTCGATCATTGAAATCCCGGATGTGTCATCTAGTGTAATGTCCAGCTTCGATAGATTTTCATTAGCCCAGTCCAGACGCCTTAGCTCGTCGTCCCCCAGGTTCCCTGACCTTAGCTTTGTGAGGTCTATGCCCGCCTGAATGCTAAACAAACGCTGTGTCAGTTGTTCGCATGACATTTCTAACGAAAAAACAGCTATTTTCTTTTTTCGCTCCGCCGCCGATAATGCCATTGAAAGCATCAACGCGCTTTTGCCCATTCCGGGCCTCGCTGCGACGATTATTAAATCTGACGGCTGCCACCCTAGGGTGATACGATCGAGTGCTGTAAAGCCGCTAGAAATGCCTATGACGGCCCCGCCCTTGCTCTCGTGTATCTTTCTTAACACAACCTTAGAAACCTCTCTGACCGACTGGCCTCTTGTTTTGCCGTTATCGGAGGTTATTTGCATCAATTCCGACTCTGTGTTTGAAAGTATTTCTAAGCCGTCTTTTTCCGATTCTATCGAGTCTCTGTGCAACATTCCGCCGATCCGCATCAGTTCGCGGCGGATATATTTTTCGATTATAATTCTGGCGTGAGTTTCGATGTTCGACGATGAGCTCACCATTGTGGCTAATTCAGTAAGGTAGTACGGCCCGCCGATCTTTTCGAGGTCTTTTGTTTTTCTCAAAAAGTCCGTGACCGTTAGCAGGTCGATTGGCATCGATTCGGAAAACAAACTCAGAATCGCTCTGAAAATTATTTTGTGAACATTCGAGTAAAAATGTTCTTCTTTCAAAAAATCGGCAACCATCGCAAGCGATCCGCTTTCCGCAATGATTGCCCCGAGCGTTGCTTGCTCCAGGTCTGTGGCCTGTGGTGGCTGTGCTTGTTTCATCGTCCTGTCTTCATGGTTTGACAAACTTAAATCGAAAAGTTGAAAGAAAAAAATTAATCGAATATTTTTTTTCAATCCCGGTTTCTGGGTATTTAATTAACATTAACATTAACAGATACAGATACAGATACAGATACATTAGCTTAGGCTTTGGTTATGGTTTGGTTATGGTTTGGTTTTCAAAAACAATCATTTAGTTGATTATCAGTTAGTTATGGGTGATTAAAGTCACCTTGTAAATACTCTATTCCCGTATTCTGCGACGATTTTTTGCGTTTCTAGTCCTGTGTTTTTCATGTGTTTTAAAATTGATTTATACGCATAATCGGCCCATTCTTTTATCGGTTTTTCAGGTGAAACTTTTTCGCGCTTGCAAAAATCTTTAAGGTAGACATCGATCTGACCTTCAGTAAGGCTATTTGATTTCAAAGCATTAATCAAGTTTTCATCTTTGATTAAATGCTCGTATATGGCCGATCCTGTGTATTTAGCGACACTTTTGCCCATAGCCTCTGTGAATCTCACAGCGTACGTAGTGCCGTTTTTGTCCTTTTGCCTTAGCTTATTGATCGATAGAAAGTTAGACCGCCAGAAGTCATCGTTACGCGCCCATAAAACCATTTTTTTTATGTGTTCCGGAGTATAGTTGTCTATTTCGATAAGCTTTCTTAATGTGTCTAATTTTTTTAAACGTTCGTTTTTGGTGTTTTTACGCGCATTTTCCGGTAATTCCAGCTCCAGGTCGTTCAATAATTCTGAATACTTTTCGTTTGCATCGTTTTTGGTTTTAACAGGCTTTTCACTTGCTTCGTCTTTGGTTGTGAGTTGGTTATTTTTTGGTTTCGCTTTGGTTATGGTTTGGTTTTCATTCACCGGCCTACCGCCTCTTTTACCATTTTCGTATCTCACGTTGTTTGCATCCATCTGCGGTTTCATGAGCATAAGTAAAGCCTTTGTAACGCCTGTTGTCTCTATCTCGGACTGATTCAATCCGTATTCAAAAACCGCTTTCCATGCTTTTGCTTGATCGATTTCAGGCAATTCAGATATTGCCTCGTAAAATGATCTGTACACTACCATACTTTGTTTCATAGCTTTTTTGTTTTGTGTTATTTTAATAAAACGTATAAAAAAACCCCTAACGGGGTGTATATAAAATGGCCTTTTTCCGGCAGGTTAAAACGTCTGTAAATACCTAATTATTGACTCACGCCGGCCAATGTCCAACTTGGAAAAGTACTCAATGAAATTTCTATTTGCCCCATTGAACTCAATATATTCGATTTCGCCTCGTGTTTTAAAGATTTCTCTGAAAATCTGAATGTTTGAATAGACTTCAAACCTATTTACTTTGTGCAAAGTTCTATTGATCGCCTGGAATGGTAATACTGATTGCTTTTCCATGTTTTTACTGATTTCTTGGCTCGTAGAATGATTTGTTTAGATATTCCTTGTGTAACGAAATGCACGATCTGAGCGTGTCGAGACTGTGCGATATAGACGCGTTTATCCTATCCGCGTACTCATATAAGGCTAATTCGTCAGCGCACATGGCATCTATTGTTTTGCTCATTATAGAGGCCGCCATTTTTTCGTCTTTTACTTCGTAAATTGCTATTAATCGCGCATTTTCAAGTATTTTTCTAGCCTTAGACTTGCTCTCGGAGGCTAGTCCTGCCAGCTGTGTAATCGCCAAAGCCTTATTGTATATAGCGTCTATGTCAACATCATGCACCGAAGCGCCTCCGACCTCCAGGTCAAGCGTTTCACGGATTGAATTTAAATTATTTTCAATAGCTGTGAAATATTCTTGATTATTTTTTTCCATTAAAATACTTTGTTTAGATCAATTTTTAAACCTTTCGTTGCTATATGAACATTTTTACCAGTCAAAGCGGATATTTCTCGCTTGAATTTAGCCGCATCTGAATTTGAATCGCTTAAATGAGTTAAAACAATATTATTGACTTCTTTTATGTTGTTTGACTTAAAAACGCCTTTTACGGTTTCAAGAGACATGTGCGACTTTATTATCCTATTTCTTAAAAACGGCTCCAACTTACCGTTTATTAAATTGCGATCCATCACCTCACTATCGTAATTGCATTCAATTATAAACTGATTTACATTGAATCTATAAGGGACATAATGAGTATCTGTTATGAATGCTATAACTCCTGATTCAGAATGATTTATTAAAAACATATACGTTTCTACATCGTGAATCACTTTTAAAGGCATAACAGTGAACTCGCCAATTTTAAATGACTCTTTGTGTAATAAATCCGCCCCATACAAGCCCTGCGGGCTTCGCACCTCGCAACCTATATTATAGTATTGATTTAAGTACTTAGAGTGATCACGATGACTGTGAGTAACTAACACGCCGACTATATTAGAAGTTTGGAAGTTAAGCGCTTTCTTAACTTCCAAAAAACTTACTCCGGCCTCTAAAACCAGAACTTCATTCTCCGATTCTAACATATACCCATTCCCTGAGCTCGATGAGGATAATATATTTAGCTTCAAAAGTCTGGATTGTTTTCTGTGTTGACGTTTTCCGTTTTAGCCTCTTTTATTTCTAAAGGCTTTTTTTCTTCAAAGTCTACATGTTCGTTGTTTGCTTTTTGTTCTATTTCGATCGTGGAATTTTCGACTTCATCGTCTCTATCCTCGAGTCCTAACCCCTGATCGTTAGACGAGTTTATTTTCAACTTACACGCCCTCGATATAACTGTTTTTTTACACATCTCACCGGGGAAGTTCTTATGCGCGGGTGAATTACCCTTTGCATGCCCCTGATTCCATGATACTCTAATCTGTTGAATCGGCATAACCTCGGCTTCCGTCGTGCCGTCTTCCATCTTTATAACAGCATAGGCGCCTTTAATCTTGTTATCATCGATGCTGGACAAGTCCTGTTTGTGCTCAGTTATATGCTTTTTGCCTGTCTCTGGGTCTATCTCGTAGCTGAATACATCTTTTTCATATACAACGTTTGCCGTGACATCTACCACGCCCGCAAATCTTTTTGCAAGCGCCACATTGCCGGCGTATTCCCTTACTAAAGATAATTTACCGGCGTACGCAACAAACGAGCATTGTTTCTTTACCGCGCTCAATCCTTGCGTAACCATCTCAAAAAGCGCATTGGCAATACTTTCTTTTGTGCATGTTTCTAAAACGGGTTTGTTGTCCTTGTCCCGGGCCTCTTGTAAGATTAAGTAAGCACTTTTTAAAGCATTTCCGGCGGAGTAGTTTTTAGGCAAATTCAATTCGCCTAATTCTTCAAATTGCTCAACTCTTGAAAGCACTTTGTCCGCGATGTTCTTTTCTGTTTTTACTAGATTTGCATCCATTTTTCTGTTTTTAGTTAGTTTTTAATTATCAATTTTTCGTCATTCGATACGTACAATTTTATCAACTGCGCACCGATCTCGTGTACTTTGTTTATGCTCTCTGCGTTGTCTATTATCACGGGGGCCATTACTTCAAAGTGATTCCCTAACGTGTTTATAATGTCGAGGCCTACGTTTATCTTAGCTGAGGTGTTAAGATCACCCCAAGGAACGCCTTTGTATGTTGTCTCGCATGTTGGTTCAAACGATCCGTTAACCAATTCTTTAAACATCTTAAACTTAGCCATGCCAAACAGGCTATTTATTTTCGTCTCAGTCTCGATAATCATTTTATTTATGAACTGATCGCATTGATATTCTTTTTTCTCGAACAAAGCTAGTTCCTGATTTAATTCTTTTGCTTTCGAGTTCAGTTCTTTAATCCGGTTTTCCTGTTTTTGAATTTCGTTTTTCAGATTCAATTTAGCTTTTATTTCTGTAATTTCTTCGTAAATCCGACTTTTTCTTTCGGTTAAATCTGAACTTGAAAAGGGTGTGAACTTTTCTGCTTCCAGCTCTTTTATCCTGCCTTTTCTTAAAGCGATTTCTTTGTTATTGTTTATAAGATCGTACAAAGAATCACTAACTGAGGCCGGCGGCATTTCATAGGTCATTTCTTCAAGTTGGTCAAACTGAACGCACAGCTCCTCTATTTGCTTTTCTATCGTTTCCAGTTCGGAAGCGGCTTCTTTTCCGGCCATAGATATAGTCTTCAGTTTTTCTGCTTTACTGAGGTTGAATCGCTCTGTAAGTTCTTTTTGTTTTCCCTCTATACTTTCGGATTCCAATTCTCTATTGCACGCCGGGCATTTAAAGTCTTTTTCGTCAAAGATCAATTCTTTTGAGTTCTCTGACTTCCATTCATCCCGGAGCTGTTGTATTTTCTTTTTTGTTTCAGATAATAACTTATCACGGATATTTATTTTTTCTTGAATGCTTTTTTTGTTTTCTTCGATCGATTTTACGATCGCCTCGTAGTCCTTTAATTCTTTTTCATGCTCTCTTTTTTTTTCTTCGTAATCGGATTTTATATTGTGTTCAATCTCAGATATATCGCGCTTTAACGCATGTATTGCGTTTTGATTTTCGTATATTTTTTTATTTTCCGCTTCGCTTTTCTTTGAAATATCCGATATTTCACTCTCAATCTCACGCACCTGAGTTTCAAGGTTTTTTAATTTACCCGTTAACAAGTCCTCATCAATGGTCTCGGGTATGTTTCTTTGTATTTCGTTTATTCTAGTAGGTATTTCGTTAATCTCGCTTTTGATTCTTTTCTTTTGCGCGCTTACTTGTTTTTTCAATTCGTCGATAGTCTTGCCGGATAAATCATCAAGCAAATCGATAAGACTTGAATCCTTGCTTGCGATTTCTTCCGGCGTCGGACTTTCGGCAATCTCAAACAAAATACCCCTCCGATCCTGCCATTTCAAAGAATTAAAAGCCAAAGGGTTTGTTATCATTTTAAATATCAACTCGGAGCATATATCCTCGACTTTTTCCTTATAGTCTTTCATGCTTACCGGAACATCGTTGAAGTAATAAAGTGTTTCATGGCCGGTGAACTCAGGGCTTTCTTCGCCCTTTTTCTTATTCCATTTCTCTTTGTATACTTTTCTTAAAGAAACATCCAGCCCGTCAATATTCAAAACAGCCTCTACTTCATGATCCAAGCCGTGAATCGGCTCTCCGTTTTCAAGAGTTTTAATATTAAAGTCCGTTTTACCGTCTGAGTTGTAGTTAAAAAGAACCCATAAAAAAGCATCTTGAATCGTTGTTTTACCCGTACCGTTTTTCCCTGAGATTGAAACGCTTTCTCCGCCTGGAGTTAATTCAAAATCTCTTACGCCTTTGAAGTTTTTGAGTTTGATTTTCTGGAGTTTGATTTTCATGGCTTTGTAATTAAAATGTAAATAATAAATCCTGAAATGATGGTTATTATCGAGAATCCCACAAGGCGGATTTTCCATGTTTGCCGGCCCGGCTCTTTATAATTCGAGTTTTGCAATATCCGATCTATAAAAAGTTGATCGTATTTAGCCCTGATCGTTTCGCGCTCTGGATTGTAAGCGCATTCATCAAAGAATTTAGGTTTGTTGTTCATTGTAGTTCTGTTTAAATGATAAACACGCGGAAAATAAAAGAATTACGGACTTTTTTTATTTGATTATGATTCGCGCCTTCAGTACGTGTAGAATTTTGTAAACCCTTTTTAAAGATGGATTTTCAAGTCCGCGCTCAATTCTTGAAAGGTTTGTAGCGCTAATGCCACACCGTTCACTAAGTTCCTTTAAGGTGATGTTGCGCTTTATGCGAAGATCTCTAATTTGATCGTGCGCGTTCATGCGGTTTCTATTATATAGAGGGTTGATACACTACACCATCGGCTGTAGCCTTGGTCAAACTTTACCAAAGCCTTTTGGTCTTTCATCTCAATCACCCATCCGGGCTTCCATTCGTCGTTTCCGTTCCAAACGGCTACTCTCGATCCTTTTGCGATTAAATCGTTCATGTTTTTTTTGTTTAAATTGCCTTTGATTGTGTGTGTTTTGAAAGTTCTCATGGCGTTTTTTGTTTTGTTTTTTAGTATGAAACAAAGATAACTCGCCTTAATGAATTTAGCAAATATGCAAAGAAGTTTTTTTGAAATATTTTTTAAATCGCTGATTTTTAGCGATTTACAGCGTTATTCTGCTAATAAGATAATAAGCAAGCCCGAAAATCACAGCAGCCGCGAGCGCCCATGCGTACCACGGAATATTTGCCTTTAACGACGTGTCGCGGTCAACATTAACTACCACGGCTTTAGTTTTTTCTTTTTTTTCTCCCTTAACCGTCTCGTCTTGCTTTTTGTATTCAACGGCCCCGGACTGGCCCGCCTCTTTTCGCGTTCTAGTGACCTTGGTTATTATATTCGCACCTGTTATAGTGTCTTGAGAATAAGTAATCTCTACACGTTCAATGCTTGCCCATTTCGTTGTGTCTATGTTGAAAAACAAATTGTCTATTCTTTCGGCGCGTTCTGTTTTTATAATGGATGTGTCTTTTGTTTTGTTTTTCTTCAAAACGCCGCATGAGCTTATAATAAGAATTATTAATATCCACTTCATTTCTCTAGGTCGGTTAAATCGGATTGCCTTAGTGAATCGCCCACGATATAACCCACTATAGGTATACTGGTAGCTGTAAAGAACAAAGCCAGCGCGTTTAAGTCCCACCCCTGCCACGCGGCTAGTATGCCCGTTATCATATAGAAATGAAACGCGTAAAAAGCAAATCTAAACCGCTTTGATTTTGGCCACATCATTCTTTTTTTATTATTTCTTGTATCTGCTTTCTTATTAAATCCATATCGCCAATTACGGTGATCATTTCGTAAGCGTTATCGCTGTAAAAGTGTATGTTTGTTTTTGGTTCTTGATTTGAAAACTTTTGATACTTGTTTTCTTCCAAAGCCGCAATTGTTTCTAGATCGCATACATGAAACAGTGAAACGTGTTCTTCAAGTTGTTCAACGCCGTTGTTTATTTTCGATATGAAGAATATTCTTCTGAAATACATACTCACTTGTTTAGTTTGTTG